TCAGTGCCTTGTGCTGGAAACCATGTGAACACCGGGATCTGTCACAGTTGCAACTCTGGAATTCCTTCAGCTACCACGTGGCTGTCACCACGTTTGCCGCGTTGAGCGGGTTGAGCTGTGTGTATTTTGATAGAGACAATCAGAAACATGCTGGAGAATATCTGTTCACCCTGGATTGGGCTCAGGGAGATTACAACGAGCTGCGTTTTGGCTACAGCGAGACACCTGACAATCATAAATGCGGGCATGTCGTGAAGTTGGCATCAGGCCATTTCGCCATACAACCCAACAACAGAATGCGTTTCTTTGACCCCAGCTTCACCACCAAGAAACACACCGTGGTCAATCGGTTAATCAATCATCAGGTGTATCGTGTGGAGAATCATCCCAAATACACCATGGAAGATAGCAACCGATTCTACTATGACATCATTCAAGGGGATGACTGATGGCCTCCCTGAGTCTGGTGGAACTGAAGAAACGAAACAACCTCCAGGTGTTCCTGTTGAAATGGCAGAACCAGGAGGATGTGGTGTTTCTGGGAGGTCGAGTGGGCAAGCTCCCTCCCTATCATGAAGCCACGGCAGCCATATTGCGCCGTGCCGTGGCAGGAGACCAGATGGCGGTGAAATTGCTGCGAAGTCCAGAAATACGAAAAATTCTTCCCTTGGCCACCATACAGAAGACCGCGGAATTTGGAAGTCGAGGTGGGGGAGGTGGGGGCGGCGCTGGTGTGGCCAATGAAAACTTTCTGGTGCAGATGTTGCGAGAACACATGGTGACCACACCCATCACCATGGCCTTTCTGGCACCTGGTCAGGAGTTTCTGGTGAAGGATGTGATGGGCGTGGATCGAGCAGGGGGTGACACGGCAGGTGCCAAGAAATCGGACGTGAACTTGACCCTGAAGAATGGGAAGAAAATTCCTTTGTCATTGAAGCAGGAAGATGCCGGGGGATGGGAAAGCTCCGACCGATTGTTTCGTGAGGCAGGCACACGATTGATTGATGCCTTGGTGCAGAAACAACAGGTCCAGGTGAAATTTCGTCATGGCAACCAAGGAGATGTGTTTCTGAATCGCATCGTGGCCATGGAAGCCACGGAACAGGAACAGCTCACCACGGTGTTTGGTAGTGACATTCAGGCGCAAAAAGGTGCCGTGATTGTCAGGACATTTCAACAACATGACATCACCTACAACACCAAAAAGAACCGGCTGGAGGTGCATGTGAAAGACATCTATCGCACCTTGGCAGACATTCCTCCTCAGAAGAAACCGTTATGGGTGATTCGTAATCAAGCTGGTAGAAAATCTCTTCCCACCTATCCTGGGCTGAGAACAGAAATGAAAATTTCCAAATATGCCATGACCACAGAAGCCAAACAGGGGCGTGAACTGCCTTTGGTGGTGAAACTGGGGCAACGTGGTGATTATGGATTGGAGCAAGACATTCTTCGGACTTGACAAACCTGACCGAGACATCTAGATTTCCAGTGTCTCTTTTCAGGAGGATGTATGCGAACATGTGCTCGGTGCAAGTCTGGTATCCCACAATCTCGCTTGGATGTGCTCCCTGACACGCAAACCTGCGTGACCTGTTCAGGTGTACAGAAGTATGTGGGTGCCATGGTGTATGACCACAAGACGGCGGGTAGAGTGGTGTTTGTTCGTCCTGAAAACAAGGAAGCTGTACATACATTGACACGTTTCGTGAACCGAGGTAGATGATGATTCGTCATGCAGACATCGTGGTGGACCTGCAGGCAGGTGACACAGGCAAAGGCAAGGTGGCTCACTGGTTGGCCAAGAACAACAACTATGATGCGGTGCTCCGCTACAATGGCGGCGCCAATGCAGGTCACACCATCTATCATCAAGGGCAGAAGGTGGTGACCCATCAGGTGCCTGTGGGTGTGTTCTACAACATCCCCAGCGTGATTGGCATTGGGTGTGTGGTGCATCTCCCGAAACTTCGTGAAGAACTGGAAATGCTGGAGAAGTTGGGATTCTCAGCTCCCATGATGGTGGATGCCAGATGCCATGTCACTCAGGACAAGCATCTTCGGGAAGATGGCACGGACACCAAGATTGGCACCACACGACAAGGGATTGGACCCACCTATCGTGACAAGTATGGCAGAACGGGCACCAGAATCCAAGAGGTGTTGAAATACAACAGCTGGGACATTCCCTATGACATGATTGACACCTACAGCTATTTTCATGGTGACAACCGTGAGATGACGGTGTTGTGTGAAGGAGCTCAGGGATTTCAGATTGACATTGATTGGGGTGATTATCCCTATGTCACCAGCTCACATTGCACTTCAGGTGCCGTGGCGTTGAATGGCATCCCACCCAGAACCTGGAGAAAGGTGTATGGGGTGATGAAGGCCTATGAAACCTATTCAGGATTCAAGACATTCAATGACAAGGGTGACCAGGATGTGTTGGACAAGATTCAGGAAGCAGGCCAGGAGTTTGGTGCCACCACAGGCAGAAAGCGTCAGGTGCGCTGGATGCATCTGGAAGGTGTGATTCAAGCCATGTACATCAATGATGTCACGGACCTCATCATCAACAAAGTGGATGTCATGGAACAGGTGGGAAAGTTTGGTGTGGTGTTTCGAGGCACACGCCATATGTTCGACACACTGACACAATTCAAGGCATTTGTGGAAGACACCATTCGATGGCATTATCGCGCCCCATTACATTCCATCACCTGGTCCACCAGCCCGGAGCAGGTATGAGAAGGCTGAAGGCGACTGTTCGTTTGTTTCTGAGCCAACGCTATCTGAGCAATCGTGTGTTGTTGGCCAAGGCGATAATCTATCGCTTCTATTCCGTGAGCATCACATTTCTGGTCACCCTGGTGGTGACACAGCATCTTGGTATAAGTATAGGAGTATCGGCATTTGAATTTTTCGGAAAAACATTGCTATATTTCATTTTTGATGTCAGTTGGAACAACATGATTAAGAGGGCATGATGAACGGCAAAGGAGACACACCTCGACCCATGAGTGTGAAGAAACAGGACTTCGACAACAGTTGGGATAGAATTTTTGGTAAGAAGGAACAGATGTGTGAATACAGTGGATTACCTAACACGGAGACATATGATGCTACACCTGAACGAAGTGAAGATAACAAAAGAGAATTTCCCAGAATTGATGAAGATGGCAACCCAATTGAGTGGACAGCATGTTGAGGCACTCAAGGAACAAGCCACAAGACAAGGAGTAGATGATGCCACATCCGCATAAGAACAGACCACGCCGTGGTCGGAGAAAGATTGGTAGCAAGAAGCGCAAGAACCGTTCCAATCGGAGAAAGCGCTAATGGGAATGTTTAGCTATATCAAAGAACACACACGCCGTGTGAAGAAGAAAGATGGTACTAGCAAAAAGGTGCGTGTGAAATCCACGTACAAGCCTAAAAAGGTGAAGAAAAAGTAGGGCTTGACTTTTTTGGTTCATTGTGTTATATTACAGTATGACTTCAAGTGAGGTGTTATGCCACATCAAGTTGGGTACTGCTGTATCAATCTGACACTAGGCAAACAAAAGGTCACCACAGGCAGGACGTTACGTCAGGCTTCGTTCCGTCAGGACACGAATCTGAAACGGACGTCCTTGCTTACTTTGCAGAACGCACAGGACCTGGTGAAGATTCTGAAATGGAATGTTCAGAATGATGTTCGTGTGTTTCGCATTGGTAGCAACATCTTTCCTTGGTTCGAGGAATATCATGAAACAGACCTGCCAGATTATCCAGACATCCTGCTCGCATTGCGTGAGGCAGGTGAAATCATCATGGCAAGTGGTATGCGTGTGAGTTTTCATCCTGACCACTTTGTGAAGTTGGCATCCAGCAAGCCCGAGGTGGTGTCTCGAAGCATCAAGAATCTTCATCATCACAATTTGTTGTTTCATATGATGGGGATTCCGGTGAATCATTATTATCCTTTGAACATTCATGTGGGTATGAATTATTCCGAGGACATTGTGGAAAAGTTTTGTACTCAGTTTGAAAACTTGAACACAGAAACACAACAGCGCCTGGTGGTGGAGAATGATGACAAAGCCAACTCCTTTTCAGTAAAGCAGTTGTATGACAACATCTACTCACGTATCAAGACTCCCATCACGTTTGATTATTTTCATCATACATTTCATCCAGATGGGTTGACTTCTCAACAGGCAGCTGAGTTGGCAGCATCCACCTGGGACACCACACCTCTGTTTCATTACAGTGAGAGCAAGAATCTGAATGAGCAGGTGGAGGGTAATCCCCGTGCCCATTCTGACTATGCTTTTGTGAAGATTGATGATTACGGTCTAAATATAGATGTGGATTTGGAAACCAAAGCCAAAGAATTGGCGTACTTCAAATACCTGGAGGTAATATGAAGAAACGGTGGTATCGCATCAACAAGCAAGGAAAGTTAGGTGGTGTTTGCGCAGGATTGAGTGAGATGTTGGATGTAGATGTGACTTTGATTCGGTTCTTATGGTTTCTATGCATCTGGACACCATTTCCCGCTATCTTGGGTTATGTTATAGCATGGTTCATTGTACCGGACAAGGAGGAGTTCCATGCTAACGTTACTGCTGGTCCTACAGTTACACGCACCACCGGTAATCAAGAATTTCTTGCCGGGTAAAACATTACGTGACACCACACGTAATTACATTGTAATACACAATGATGGTGCCAGTTTAAGCGCCAAAGCCACACGATATGTGCTTCAAAGAAGAAGATTGTCCTATCATTTTTTCATTGCACGTAACGGAGATATTCACCAATGGAAAGATTTGAAATATGTGGCACTCCACGCAGGACGTTCCTTGTGGAATGGAATAAGCGATTGGAATACTTTCAGCATCGGTGTTTGTTTACAAGGGACAAACTTTTTACCGTATACGGAAGAACAGTATCAGGCCTTGACATTATTGAAGAACTATATTAATTTAAGATATCCGGATAGCCGAGATAAACCCATCCTGGGTCATTCAGATGTGGCGTATCCGAAAAACAGAAAGAAAGACCCAGGTGAACAATTTTATTCATGGAGATTATATGACCCCTTTTCCCACCACCCCGGCAGATAAGCTGAAGCTGCTTGATGGGTTGAAAGAAATTTCTGCCAGCATGACACGCATGGAGGCAGAACGTGATTTGATTAAGAACGTGAAGAAGGACCTATGTGATGACTTGCAACTGAATCGCAAGGTGCTGAACAAGTTGGCCAAGACCTATCACAAGGGCAACTACAGCGAGGAAGTGGAGCTTCACAAGGATTTTGAATCTTTGTATGAAACTGTAGCCAAAAAGGTGTAATCCATGTCGGTGAAGTTGGACTTTAATGATGTGTTGATTGTTCCACAATTTTCAGACATCACTTCCAGAAGCCAGGTGGATGTATCCACAACGATTTCAGGTCGTTGGGGTGCATCCATCACTGGTGTTCCTGTGATTGCTGCCAACATGGATGGTGTTGGAACCTTCAGCATGCATCATGCTTTGAAGAAATTTGGTGTATTTACTGCCATCACCAAACATCACACCTTGGCAGATTGGGTGCATCAACAAGATGTGAGTCATGCGTTCATCACCATTGGCATGAATGATGGTGAATTGAACCAAGCAGATGCCATTATTCGTACCTGGAAGGACAGAATTTCCAACTTCACACCGAAAATTGTCATTGATGTGGCTAATGGATACATGAATCCCTTCTACTCCTTCATTGAAAAGGTCAGAGAATGTGTTCCAGATGCCTTCATCATGGCAGGAACTGTGGTGACACCTGAAGCAGTTCAACGTTGCATCATGTCCGGAGCTGATTTAGCCCGTGTTGGCATTGGCACAGGCGCTGTTTGCACCACTCGGCGTGTGGCTGGTGTGGGATATCCTCAGTTTTCCGCGTTGATGGAGTGCGTTCCTGCCGCCGAGGAGGTGGGAGGTGGGGTGCAAAGTGACGGAGGATGCGTTTTTCCTGGGGATTTCTCAAAAGCACTTGCGGTTGGAGCCAAAATGGTGATGGCTGGCAGTGTTTTTGCTGGCCATGACGAGTCGGAACAGGAAATTCGTGATGGAAAAGTGATTTTTTACGGGATGAGTAGCACGGCAGCCCAGAAAAGACACAATCAAGTGAAAACCTATCGTGCCTCAGAGGGCAGAGTGGTGGAAATCCCGTACAAGGGCTTGGTGGAACACACCATTTCTGACATTTTGGGAGGAATTCGTTCCACTTGCGCCTATATTGGTGCCAACAACGTGTCTGAAATGACTCACAAGGCACAATTCATACAAGTGAATCGACAATTGAACACCAGTTTGGAAAATTACACCATTCGTTGATGTGATTTTCATCCCTCACTTGACAAAAGTGGGGGATTTTGCTATATTATAGCATAACCAGGAGGAATTATGGATTCAATTTTTCGTGCGTTGGCTAACACTTCAAGTAGAATTGAGAAGGAATGTATTCTACGTCAACACCTCACGGACCCGACACTTAAGCGAGTGTTGTTCTTGGCATTGGATCCTTTCACACAATTCTACATCCGAAAGATTCCCAATTATATTCCAGGCCCAGCTTCAATAAACAGAAGCACCATGATGTTGGAGGGTGCTTTGGATAATCTGGAACAAATTAGCAAGCGTGTGGTCACAGGTAATGCTGCCATCAATCATCTGAAAATGATTTTAGAAAGTGTCACGACGGATGATGCCTATGTGATTGAGCGCATCATTGAAAAAGATTTGCGATGTGGTGTATCTGAAGCCACCGTGAACAAGATTTGGCCTGGGCTGATTCCCACCTATCCTGTGATGTTGGCATCAGGCTTTGATGAAAAGGTGATGGCCAAGATGTCCTACCCCGCCTACGTGCAATTGAAACTGGATGGAATGCGATTCAATGCCATTGTTAATAATGGTAAGGTGGAGTTTCGTTCTCGTAATGGCAAACATATTGATTTACTTGGTAACCTGGAACAAGAATTTCTATTCATGGCAGGTTCTGAATCCTGTGTGTTTGATGGAGAACTTGTGGTTCGTGATAGCCAAGGCATCATGAATCGCCAAAAGGGTAATGGCATCCTGAACAAGGCTGTGAAGGGCACCATCTCTGCTATGGAAGCTTCCATGGTACACGCCACCATCTGGGACATCGTTCCTTTCTCGGCATTTCAGCAGGGGGTGTATAACACCTCCTATCAAGAACGTTTTGGTAAACTCCAACAACTGGTGTTGCCTGGTCGCATCTCTTTGATTGAAAATCGTGTGGTGAACACTGAAGATGAAGCTCATGAATTGTTTCAGGAATATTTCAACAAGGGTGAAGAAGGCATCATCCTGAAAGACATCAATGCTCCTTGGGAAGACAAGCGAGTGAAGCACCAAGTGAAATTCAAGGGAGAATTGGAATGTGATTTGCTGTGCATGGATTGGCAGGAAGGAACTGGCAAGAATGTCGGTAAGTTGGGTGCCTTGGTGCTGACATCTGCTGATGGTGTGGTGAAAGTGAACGTGGGTTCTGGATTCACGGACGAGCAACGAGATAAATATACCAAGGAGAACACGGTAGGCAAGGTGGTGGCAGTGAAGTACAATGCCAAGATTCAGGACAAGAAAACTGGACAAACCAGCTTGTTTCTGCCAGTGTTCCTTGAACTTCGTGAAGATAAGACGTATGCAGACATCTCATCTTCTATCAAGTAGGGGGATATATGGAAAAGCATGAAGAATATTATGAGGAATTGGAAGGTAGAATTCGTTTTTTTGTCACAGACATTCATGAAGAACTGGACAATATTGAACGTCTAGTGCAAGGCAATGAGTCTGCGGTATTATTGCTACAATGGGTCCGTGACACCGTACAGCGTGTCGCAGAAAACTACGAAAGATAAATAAAAATATGCCAACATATGAATACCAATGTGAGAAGTGTGAGCACTATTTCACAAGAAATGTAAGTATCTCTTCCATGCACGAACCGGAGGGTCATCCATGCGCTAACTGCGGTGAAATGACAGTCAAGAAGGTGATGTTGACTGCTCCTACCCTCGGTGACCCTGTGCGTTTGGGAATCCGACGCCCCGATAATGGATTCAGAGAGGTCTTACAAAAGATTCATGATAAAACTCCAGGCTCCACACTTAAAAACAACAGTAGTTACATCTAAGGACTCTCCGTCCTATTCAAATCCCGTCCGGGCTTCGGCCTTGGCGGGATTTTTTACCCCCAACCCAGCGAGCACGCTATGTCCAGAAAAAAGCGCCTTAAGTTGGTCACATCTCAAACCTACATTGTCCAAGAGGACCAGGAATCCAAACACAAAATTCGACCCACTGACTTAAAAGAAGTCTGGGCCCTCACTGAAAATCAGGAGAACTTCTTCAATTTCTATCGTAAAGGACACAAAGCCATCTTGTGTCATGGAGTGGCAGGAACCGGGAAAACCTACATCGCCATGCACAGCGCTTTCAAGGAGATACTGGAAAATTCCATTTATAAAAAAGTAG